AATCTACATCTTGGTAAATACTACCATTTGGGTCGCCTTCAAATGCTAATACACCACCTGAAGTATTTTGTCCTGATTGAGTTGAACCTGATGTGTCATTGTGGCCGTGACCAATATCACCTGAAATTGTCCAACCGTTTGTGTTGTAACCAGATGTTCCGAAAGTTGAGTTTGTTAAAACGTTACCTGTGGTTGTACCAGCTGTAGATGTGACACAGGTACGGTCACCGAGGTCGTTAGTTGTGCAGGTTTCTGCCTTACTTACGTTTATTAAAATCGTAAGGGTTAAGACTATGACCAAACTTATAAACTTTATAACTTGCATATGCTACAAGGCAACTCCAAATAAGCCAATTAATAGTACCGTAATCCATAAATTATTTATTCCTATTTCGGTGGATTTTGTTTCATCTCCAGGCTTTTTTTTTTCATTTCTTCTTCAGCAGCCTTATCTATTTCTTTCCACTCTTTATTAGATTTACTCTCTTCTATTTTTTTTAATTTTTCTTGTACAACTTTTAATTCTTCTTGTCTAGTAATCTCATCTTTCTTTGCTTGAATTTTGTCTGCTTTCTGTACAACTTTTAATCTCTTTGTATAGATGTCATAGTCTGGTCTCAACTTATTGTATTTTTGCCATTGTTGAGTTGCAGCCTTACCAATTTTACCTTCAAATGGACAAGGTGTACCAGATTGTTCCATTGCAAAAAACACTCTAGGATCCTGACATAAAATTGACACAGCGGCCACTTTCATACCAAGGTCGTTTAAAACTTTAGATAATTTTATTCTCTCACAGTTCTCATCTGTTCTATATGTACCAGCAGATATACCTAAACCAAATGAAGACACACCACCTGACATACCAACCACACATAAATCCTGTGACATTGCTGACATACTAGGTGCTGAAGATGAATTTACAACTCTTTGGTCACCTGTATAGGCGTTTGTTGTACTATTAGATGTGGTATTGGAAGACGAACCACTAGCGTAAGTAGTAGTTGATTCTTGGCTATATCCACCAGAAATAGTGGTGTTAGAACCCGAAGTTGTTGTTTGTGTGTTGGTCGTGGCACCATTTGAAGTGGTGTCCGCAAGTGTCAAGTGTGTTAGTCCCATAACGAAACATATTATAAGACCGATTAAAGTCTTGTTCATAATTTGTCTCTGCGCCTCTACGTGAGTTAATCTCACTTATTTGTATGCAATTTTCGTGCAAATGAGGTCTTTATACCTTTATTTATAAAGGATTTTATTCTAGAATCAAAGCCTTAATGCCTACTGAACCATCAATATTAGTTTCCAATTGTGCCTTGGATTTTATGCAACTATATTGTAAGTTATTATTGCCCATTATCTGTCTTTCGGCTAATCTTTTTCCTTTGAGACAAATTGACATACTCTCTTGGATTCTATGTTCCGTTATCTCATTATTGACAATCATAAGTAGTGCTACAACTGTTTCTATAATCATTTTTTATCCTATTGGCTTTTGCCATTCCCATTTTCGTATTTCATATCTCTATCTGCGTCTTTTAGTTTTTCAATACTATCAGCCGCCTTTTGCATTTGAACTTGCAAAAATTCAATGTTAATTTTATTGTTTTTTGAATCATCTAATTCTTTTTCAATTTTCTCCACCGTTTTATACAAATCCTCGATTAACATATATTGTTCCGAGTCGGCAGGCAATGTACCCATTTCACCTCTAGGCCATTTAATTCTAAATTCTGTGTTCTTTCCTAAATCGGTTGACAACATTTCAATTGCCTGATTTAGGTCTTTTTCTAGTAGTGTAAGTTTAGTCTCTGATATGTTTAGTCGTTCTACGATTCCAAAATAACTCCACACTCCTACTGCTACTGCACCGATTATGGCCAGCATATTACGGATTGGCATAGCAACTGCTGTACCGTCATCTAATTCTAAAGGTTTACTCATCTTATTTACTTCCACCAATGTATCCACCAATGACACCAATTAGTCCTGTGACTGACATCTTCATTAATGTTATTACGGATTCATCTACTGGTCTATTTTCTTCTAGTGCTACCACATAGTCACCTATAATAATAACTCCGAGAAGTAATAATACACCACTTGTTATTAATAAAATCACTATATCTTTAAAATTTCTAATCATTATTTTTCTCCTTTGGTTCGTAATACTCTTTATACTTATCTAATAAATCATTTGTAATTTTCAACTGATTTCGAATTCTAGCAAAGTTCTTAGCCAAGAGTTCAAAGTCCTTATCTGTAAGTCCCCATAACACCGGGTCTATGCCTTGTTCCTCTAGCTTTTTAAATACTTCTTCAGCATTATTACTAGTGATAATAATCCATCTTAAATTCTCTAATTCAAGAGGTTTAGGACTGTTCAAATTGAGTTTTTCCCTAGGTACTTCTTGCTTAAATATCTCTAACTGTTTTACTCCAGCACAACTAGTAAGGAATATAGTTAGGGTTAGCAATAGAAGGACACTCTGAATTAATTTCAGACTTCTTTGTAGCATTCTTTTCCTTATCTGTTAAAGGTGACCCACTAGCAATTTCTATACATCTTGTCGCCAGTTTACTCGCACCGTTTGTTATTCTTTCAATAGATTCTGTTCTTTGTATGGCTAATTTACCAACGTCTCTATTCTTTTTATTAAATCTTTTATCTAAATCTTCTAAATCTTTTTTAAGTACATTCACCAACTCATTTATCTTATTGTTAGCGTCTAGTATTTTTTTAAAATCTTTCTTTTGGTTTTCTATGAGTTCTTTCTGCTCTGTGACGGCAGATTCTAACTTGATTTGATTTGCTTTTAATGTAGCATTATCAGACCTCAATTTCATAACATAGGCACCAGCGCCGGCAAGGCCAGCAACCATTACACCTATCATTATCATTCTCATAGAACCAAACATATTATTTCTTTCTTAATTTTTTTATAGCATTTAAGATGTCTTCAAACTTTTCGTTGACATACCAACCTGCTACAAAACCAATTACAAATGCGATTGTTGTAAACATATTAATCTCCTATTTTAGCGTTTCTTTTTCTGTGACCATTCCAAGCAACGAAACCACCCAATCTTAATGAGTAGTATGCTAGATAGTTCATAAGATAGAAACCATTTACGTTAATATTAATATCTCTAAAGATTTCATCTGCTCTCTTTTGTGATATAGTTCCTAGTGTATCTTTTTTATTAGCGTTTAACAATGTCTGATACTTATAACCATAATCGTGTACTAAACCACCTACTAATAAAACACCAACTGGTGAGAAAAAAGTTCTTAAAAATTTAGGTATACTTGCACCATCAAATTTAAAACCTTTTGGTATTACATACTTCTTATCATTTAGATTGTAATAAAAGTCTGCTGTAAGTTCCCAATTTCTCGTTGCTAATAACCACATAGCTATAGCTTTAAAAAAACCTTTACCTTTTGTTTTAATCGGTAGAGGTTTCAGTTGAGGCATTTCATTATATTTAAACGTATAACATTTAGGTTTTTTCTTATCAAACATATTGATTAAAAAACCTATAATTACGAAAGCAATTAGTAATGACCATTGCCAAAATTTCATTGCTAGTGTTATTAAAAGTTCCATATTATTCCTTGTTTTTGATTACACCTTTTTTAACTAGGTGAGTATGTAATGCTGTACCTTTTACATTTTTAGAAGCAGTTATACCTGCCATTCTTTTTGTTCTATACTGAGCACCTTTAGGTGGTGTGTCACCTAAACTTGCAATGGGAGCCAAGTTAGAAGTACCATTACTAAAGCCTGTGATATATTCTTTTAAAGATTTCATACTTTTGCTTTTTCTCTAATAGATTTTTTATCTTCTTCAGCTTCTACTGTTATTTCTTCTTTGACAATACCTGATAGTTCATCTACCTTATCGTCTAATTTATCTAAAGTTTTTAAAACACCTCTGAAAACCACATTATTCATATCATTATTCTCTTTAATTTTTGCACCAAACTTTTTCATAATAGTTCTACGCAATACATCTTCGGCGTCATCTTTCTTTTTCTTACCTGTTGGATTCATATCTACACCACCACCTGCAACAGAGTTTGTTGGAGCCTCCTCATCCATCTTATTGATGATTTCGTCTACCATTTCTTTATAATGTTTTGGCATATTCTTTCTCCGATATTAGTTTATCATCAACTTCAAATACATCAATACCAAAACACGTCATATAAGATTCTTGTTGTCTGATAGTTTCAGGCACCTCACCCTCTTCACTCAATAAAGTTTCATAATGGTTTTGTTCTTTTAAGTATTTAATTATAGTTGATTCAATCAAATCTTTATGCTCAGCATAAGACTTGTCTTCTTTTATTAATAAAGCTAATGCAACTGCAAACGAACCAAGTCTTGAACCTAGTCCTACTTTATTCATTATACGTTTTAAATTAAAAACAAATCTATGTAAAACTGTATAATGTTTTTTATTATTACGAGGAACATCTTTAAATTTTATTAATACCTTACCATCTTTATCAATTATACCTCTCTTAAATGCCTCCATTTTCTCAAAAGGAGTAACCAAGAGTTTAATAACTCTATAAGTGATAATCATATCAATTGCTCTACTCATTATAGTTCCTTTATCATTTTTTTAATGTCTGCGTTTTCCTTTATATCATTTAGTTCGTGTGAATAAAGGTAACCAAGATAACCACAAATTGTTTTCAGTATAGGCCAGTAAACTTTATCTATTTTAAATAATAATAAAGTCATACAGACATCAGCACCAAAAACATTATGTAATAATATAATATGGTTTAGTACCAATCGTATCTTAATTTCACCTGTCGCTTCGTATTTACGAAACAACCTTTTAAGGTACTTGAACCTTTTTATATCATCATCAAACTCTTGTTGTTTTTCAAGAGTAGGGTTGTCATAGTTTTGCATAGCAAATAACAACCAATTTTGTTTGGTTATTGTTTCAAACATTATTACACTAACTTAGCGTAAACCTTAGACATTCCTGTTTTTAATGTTTCGTATTCAACTTGAAGCTTTAAACCACCTTCTTTTTTGTGAGAAATACCATCATCATTAATATCAGAACCGTCTATGTCCTTACCAAATCTTCCTCCACCAAATTTAATTTCAGCAGTAAAATCACCTTTATCGCCAGATACTTCTTGTACTGGACAAAATAAGCCAATTCTCATTAAGTCATTTCTAATTTCTTCTACAGCGTGTTGAGCAGTCATATATTCTTTACTTGCTACACCACCTAGAAATGCATTAACTCTTTTTAAAACCTCGGGGTCTTGTATGTTATGTACACCAATAGAACCATCTTCAAAAGAAGCTGCGTCAGGTGTACCAACGTGGCCGCCATCAAGACTTTCTTTGATGTTTATATGTTGTTTAAAAGTTTTCATTTATTCTTCCTCTTTTTCTTCTTTGTCTTCCGATTTCTTATTAGTCTTTAAACTAGCCATAGGTTTATTAGTACCAAGACCAGGACCAAGGATTTCTTCCTCAAAGTCATCTAAATTTTTATCTTCTATAAAAGATTTAAATTTTTTCATTTGTTTTTTTCTTTACTTTTTTTAATACAACTTCCTTATTGGTAGCCATATTGATTAAGTTAGTTGCAAATTGAACAGCACCATTGATTGCATTTAAATTGCCTTTCATAGCACCTAAATCAACTTCAACCTTTTGAATCTTATTCTTCAACTCATCAAAGTCTTTTGTAAGTCGTTGTCTTTCATCTTGTAGTTCGTGTAATGTTATATTCATAATATTCTCCAATTAATAAATTACGCTGTTGTTCCAGTATTTGCTAAAATATTCCAAGAACCATTTTTGAAAAAACAAATTGCTGTTTTTCCAGCACCAGATAATACTATACTAGTATGACCTCGTAGGTTAGTTGGTGTAATTGTAACATTGTTAGAACCAGTTGATGATGTATTTAAAAAGATTTTAATTTGACCATCTGCACCATTAGCTAATGTAATAGTACCTGATTGTGCTGTTGCGTTGATTTCAGTCACACTTGAAGTCACATCAGCTGCAAGAGCCGAAGAACCGTCTAGTGTTAATTGTTGCGAAGCTTGTTTCAATCCTAACCAAGTTGGTATATTATTGAATACTGAGCTTGCACTTACTTTTTTATTGATTGGTGTTCCAGTTGGGTCATCTACAATGTGAAATAAATCTACTGAAGCTAATGCGTTACCTAAATCGGTAAGCTGTGTAATTTTCTTATCTGCCATTTTTTTCTCCTGTTAACCCCTTTCGGGGAATTCTACTTGTGCCAAAAGACACAATCACTTTGTTTATATATTTATAAAGGGAGGTCAAGTGACCCCCCTTTAATTAGTTGCTATTAAGCAGCGTTAGTTAAAACTGATAAAGTCTCGTATTGTACTCTACCATTTCTACCACCACTACCTGTAATTTTTAAGTTCCAACCTGCGTGACCGGCACCTGCTGGTACTTGGCCATCTGCATAGTTAAATAAACCCAATGTGACACCTGTAATAAAGTTGTCAGCAGTTGCGTCTTCAAATAAGTTAGTTCTATTTGCACTTGTAGGTGCTAATTTAGCAGCGGCACAAGCCCATAACGGTGCTCCTGCAGCTGAATCTGCGCTTGATTGCATAGACATAGTATTCTCTCCCTTTTAAATAGTTAATTGGTACTCAATTCTTAATATGTACCACTATTTATAAGGGATTTAATTTTCTAGGAGTTTTTTGAGAAGTCTGATAGTTCTTGATGTGTCGCCATTGTGTACTACACCTAGTCCACCTTTGGCTCTAAATTCATTAACGTTTTTAGGATAATCGTCAATTAATATAGAATTTTTATTAGCGTATCTTTGCTTTTGTACTCTTTTAACTAGATTGATTTTGTTAGAAGAAATGCCTAACTTTGTGGATGCCCACGCCTTTTTGCCTGGTATACAGTTCTTATCATACGTATCTTCTACGTAAGCAGATAAAATCTCTGTGTCATACTTCTTGATGAAGTTCCAGAGTTCTTGTCCGCCTTTCATCCAAGGTAGTGTTTTCCAAAAATCAGGTTTAGATTTAATCTCTCCCCACTTTTCAGCCTTTGAACCTTTAGACCAGTCTGTAATTGATTTACCAGTCAGAGTTTCAGCACCTTTTACAAAGTCTGCTAATACTCCGTCCATATCACAATATATTTTCATAGTGTTATCCTTTTTTATTATGTCTTATTATAACACAAGGTTATGTCAAAGGCAAGCACTTTTTTTACTTATTATATGTGATTTTTGGCTCAGTATCTACTTTAGTCTTTGGTTGACCACTCATAGTCTGACCTTTTGTATCTGATTCTTTAGTATATTTCTTATCAATCATATTGAAAAAGTCTTTTTTCTCTTTTGGTGACATTGCACCGATACCTTTACCAGTTTTTTCTAGTTCTTTTTTGAACATTGCTTGGTAACCAGAATCTTCCATATGTTTTGATAAGTTCTTTATTGTCTCTTCTATTGAACCTGATTTTGTACTTAAATATGCCATCTTTATTTTCCTATACTAATTGTTTCATCTTTAACTAGTCTGTCTTTCAAAACTCTAGTCATAAGATTTAATGATATTTGTTGTGGTCTTTCCTGCCAACCATACCATTTTGTTTCTTTACCCATACTGTACGGTGGTTTTTGACCCACCGAAAAATATTGTTCACCAGTCACATCATAAATTTTTTGGTCATCTTGTAACCACCAATGTTTCTCACCTCTATAATCTTTTGCACTAAAACCTTTTAAGTTTTTAGTATCTATCAAATGATATAAAGCTTGTGATGAATGATAACAATGTCCATAGTATTTGACTTTGTTCTTGTCATCTGGATACATTACTTTCTTCAAACCTTTTAACAAATTAGGTGTAAGATTTTCTTGTATCAACTTTATAACATTATCTATTTTGTCATATGTAAAAGGTTTAAATGTAATAATTCTACTTTTATATATTACATTACCTTTTGCATAACAATGCCGTACCACTTCTTTCATAATATAAAAAAACCTTAATCTACATTAAATTCGGGGTCTGCCTTTTTAATAGCAGCTTTAACTGCATTAGGATTACCTGTTTCAATTTCAAATGAAGCATTTGGTTCTCTTCGTGTAGGTTTTTCTTTACTTTTAATTCTACCACCCGCTCTTTTAATTGCGTCTTCAACATTTTTCATATCTCTACTTGCTTCATAAGATTGTGATGGTTCATATTCTTTAAAAGCATATAGACTTGCTTCTTCTAAACTCTCACTTTTTACCTGTTTCGCTAAGTCTTTATCTGCACCACCCCAAGTTCCACTTGATTTAGTTATGAACGAATTTACTCTAGCGAAAGCCCATTGTTGCTGTGTAGTACCTGGTCGGTGTCCACCTCTCCAAGCGGCCATACCTCTATCGTAAACTTTTTTAAGAATACCATAAGGCATTCCTGATTTTTCAGATTTGTTTTTTAAACCCTCAATCTTTTCAACTAATTCTTTTGCTGGGTGGTTTGCTTGTTCTTTTCTTACTGTTGATTCAGGTACACAATTTGGCACCATCTTATCACCTTTTTTCTTCATACCTTTTTGAGTATATCCTACCCAACAAGCCTCTGTAATCGGGTCATAATTATCATCATCAGCGCTTTCATCTATTGAATAACTTTCTGCTCTTACTGTTGCACCATAAAAGTTTTTAAGGTCAGTAGCATACTTATTAAGGTCTGCACCGTTACCATCTATCTTTAAAGCCTTTTGATTACCAGTAATAGTAAAACCTTGTTTTGCTAAATCAGTTGAAGCCTTTGACATATCAGCGTGTGAATTAAAAGATACTGTCATCTTTTTAAACTCATTCAAATCTTCGTTAGTTCTTTTAAGAACATTCTGTACATCTGGATGTGAAGATAAACCCTTTGCAATCTTTTCAATTGCTTTAATAGCACCTGTCATATTGCCACCTTTGTATCTCTTATCGTTTGCAATACCATATGCCATTTTGATTTGTTGTGAAGTAAACTTTGAAGTAGATTCATCCATCTTTTTGCCTCTGACTTCAACATTAATTTGTATATATTCTTCTTCACTTTCAACATCAACAAGAATATCTTTCTCATCAATTCCTTTATCTTTTAAATAATCTTTTATTGCTTTAACATCTTGTTCAGCTTCGTAGTCTTGTGATGGTTCATATTCTTTTGTCATGTTCACACCACCTTGACCGTCATCTTCGACATCTATCATGCCGTCTGTGACCATATCTTGTAAATCTTTTTGTGCTTGAAATGTATCTAAGGCTGGTTTAGGTTCTGCTTTAGGTTCATCTTTTTTAGGTTCGTCTTTTGGTTTATCTGATTTAGGTTCTTTGATTGGTTTCTCGTTTTTATCAACAGCAGTCAAATTACCACCAATAGACTTGTGAGTTACTTTACCATCTTTACCATATCTACCAAACTTCATATAAGTTAAACCCATACCTTTTGCTTTATCAGAAGCGTCTGATTCATCTAAGTTTAAACTCTCTCTAATTCTATCTTTAAACTTTGCGACTAATTCTTTTTTATTTTGTTTTTCTTTTTCTTCAGCGTCATCTTTAGAAGCTGCGTCTTTAGCCATTTTATCTTTTAAATGTTTGTATGCAATACCAACTTGTAGTAAAGGTTCGCCTGTTTCAGGATTAACCATTTTTTGAGTTGACTTTTGTACATTTTTAGCTTTATCTGTTTCTGCTTTTTGTTTTAACCGAGCAATCTCATTATCTTTTTGGTCGTTTTGATTTTTTAATTTTACTGCGTCATCAGCAGCTTCAGCCCAATCTTGGAAGTTTTCTTTTACAGTCATAATACTTGCGGCCATATCACCTGTTGCTAATGATACTTCACCATTTGGTCTTTTGTATAAAAAGAACCTTGCCATACCAGGATTGCCGTCAGGAAACATTGTAATTTTATCTGTGTTGTACTTATTACTTCTACTCTTACCTTTTACAATAAACTTTTTAACAGTTGTACCTGACATAACTGAATTGTAAGTGATTGTTAATGAATCACCTTTCTTCATTGTGTCAAACTTTGCACCTGATATTTTGCCTTCGGTAATTTCTAAATTTTCTAATAGTACATCTTCTAATTCTTCTACTTCTTCAAGTGATAGTTTAACACCAGCAGGTCTTGGTATATTCTTTTGTACCATTTTCGACATTGCCATTACAGATAAGAAAGGAATATCTGCCTTGTAAATATCAATTAGACCACTATCTGGAATATTTTTAAACATTGCTGATAGTTTATTAGCATTCTGTACTGAAATCTTTTTGCCTCTTAATACTTCGTATTCTTTTTTAAGTCTCTCTATTTGAGAGGCATTAAAACCTTCTTTTAATTTTTTAGCGTCAATCATATCTTGTGGTGATTCTTTATCTTCTTCACCTAAAATACCTTTGACTACTTTAACATCTAACTTTAATTCTTTTGCAATTTCTGTAGCTGACTTACCAGCTTTTACCATTGCGTCAATGTCTGACATTCTGCCCTCTGTTAGGACATCTTCAACTAATTTAGAAAGATGATTTATACCAGCGTGTTTGATTGCCAGTTGAGTAGGAACATCCATCTTTTTAATCATTGCTTTTACAGCAGGTGTCACGTCACTTGCTCTTTTAGTCTTCCAGAGATTTTTAATATTATTAATTTGTGTTGAAGTCATAGTAGGTTCAAAATAACCCATTTCATTTATTCTGACTTCCTGCATTGCCTCTGACATTGTTTTTCTATATCTACTCATTTAACTATCTACCTTTGCTCCGCTACGCCATTGGTAACAAGACCAATATCTAGCTTTTGTTTTTGGTCCAGGATTTTCACAATTGTGCCTAGCTCTGAAACTCTTTCTTCTATTAGGGTCATCACGTTTAATTTCCATATTAGGGTCACCAAAAGTAACCTTAACTACATTACCCTTTTCGTTATTAACATAAACAGCAAACTTTTTAGGTCCACCAGGAGTTCTAATAGGGTTGTTTAATGTAACCTTTTTGCCTTGATATTCTGATTCAGTAATCTCTTCGTGTTCGTGTTCAAAGATACATTCTTCACAACTTTTATCAATGTTTTCGTACTCTTTTAAGGTTTTCATTATAGTTGTCCTATCATTTTAGAGACGCTTTCTCTAAGCTTCTCTTCCCATTGTTCTTTATAACGTTCCCTATATTTATCAATTGTGGACTCTGCACTTGCCCACTCTTTTACATCTTTTTCAGACGGTTGTTCCGTTTCTTTTTCTAGGAAACCTTTGATTTTTTTCTTAACAATACTCTCACCACTACCTGGTTGAGACGGTTTGTATGTAGGATTTTCATATCCTGCAAAGTCTGGTTCACCAGGAGTTATAGTTGATGTATGTTTAGCATAGTCTTGACCTATATCTGTACTTTCTTTTACTTTAGATAACAAGTCTTGACGTAATTCTCCAAACATCTTTTTGTATTTCTGTGTATGTTTAGATGGTTTTGTTTTAGCTGTCTTATCTCCAGGTGCTGGAGTGTTGTCATTTTTTGTTGTGTCTTTGTTCTTAAAATGGCTAGCTCGTTTGTCTTTAACATCTTTTTTCAATCCACTATAATACTTTTTAGGTTGTGTGCCTTTTTTATCTTTCACGTCTTTATCTTGAGCAAGTTTATCAGTATGTGCCTTTGAGGCCTCTGATACTGCTTCAAATCCATAGTCAACGTCTAGGTTAAATTCCCTCACGTTTACCTCTCTATCTGCCGATATTGGTACACAGTCCCATATCCAAGCTTTGTGTAAATTATTATTGTTATCTTCTATTACAATGTAATTAGTACCTTTTCTTTTTATAATACCTTCTACATCTTCTCTAACATAAGAAGCTTTATCACCAATATTAAATATCATTTCTCTAATATATAAATCTCTAATTTGTTGGTGTTCAAAATCTTTAAATGGTACAACTTCTCTAGTCTCACCTGTGTATTGAGCAGCTAAGTTCATACCTTTTCTAACGTCTTTCATTATACTTTGAGCGTCAACACCACTAGGTAATCCTTTTTTAAAACTTGCAAGGTCACCTTTTGAAGCTGCGTCTCTCATCTTACTTGCTGACATACCTGATACATTGTCGGCATCGGGGTCTCTTTCACCAGCAGATACAACTTTTATATTCTCAAAGTCATACAATCCGTGTCTTGATTTTACACCATTGTACTTCTTTAAAATTGTATCAAATTCTCTTACTCTATCACTACCTGCAACCATAGACACATCTGTATAACCTTTATTGTGTAATAAGGTAGCAATGTCTAAAACCATATTGGTAGTATTAACTTCTATATTTCGTGAATGTCTAGGAAACATCTTCTTCATTATGTCTAGTTTTTTTCTAGGCGTTAATGGATTCTTTTTAGGATCCTGACTTCTACTTAAATAAATTTTGTAATCATTTGTTGATAAACTTGAAACTTTGTTAATAAGTTTTTCGTGACCTATTGTTGGTGGATTAAATCTACCAAAGGCAAAGGCAATAGATTTACCAGTTGCTTCTTTTAGACTATCAATCTCTGCGTCTGTTACCTCACCATCATCTAAAATCTTTTTACATTTCTTGTAGAAGTTTAGATAGTGATATTTTTCTAACATCTTATAGATAACATTTTTTGGTAATCTGTTTTTAATACCATACTTTTGTATTTGGTCTGGTGTCATATCAGTATCAAAGGCAGCTCTTCTATCTGCGTCAAGGCCATCGCCTACTTTAACAATGTCGTTGATACTATCTTCTATTTCTTCTAACTTATCATTAATTTTATCTTGTAAATTTAGAATATCATTTGGTTGTAATTCTTTTAGTTCATCATAATCAATGATGTCTCTTTTTAATTCACCTTTAATTACATCTAACTCTTCTACTTTTTTATTAAAATCTTTGATGTATAAACTAACATCAAATGTAAAGTCATCAGGTCTTTTTATAAACCTGTTAGTTTTAATATCAAATACTGCGTCTGCTTTTTTATTCTGGTCATTATAAGTTTCTTTATCAGTAATAAAATAAAAGTTAATAGGGTGTTCAGAACCAGGTATTAATTTACCTTGAATGTTATCTGGATTACTTACAGACAAATACTTTTTAGATAATCTTGTTCTTTCTTCTTCTTGTTTATCAGCAGGCACATTAAACAAAACATTAATGTCTAGGTCTGCGTCATTTCTATATCTCTTTGTAAGAATAGAACCTATCAATGAAGTTTTTAGTATAGGGTATTCAGATTCAAACTCTTTTAATTGAGTTTCAATTTGTTTTATTACACTAGGTTTGATTACCGGATTAGAAGTATCAGCGTCATCAAACACAGCCTTAGCATATGTTCTTCTTGGTATATCTATGATACTTTCTTTAAACGTTTTCATCTTCTTCTTAATTTTCTCTCTGTTGCCATCCACCTTTTTGCTGTGTATGACTTAATTTTATTTGTTAACAAACTTCTAACCGACTTACTAACTTTATTCATTACTACTGTTGTAAGTTCTTTATCGTCTTTGCTATTATCAACAATCACCATATTACCCATACCAAATAAATTTTGAAATTTACCAATATTAGATTGTACACCAGTCCAAGATTTTTTTGTAATATATTCTGGTACACTTCTTTCTCTTTTTGCGTTTCTTTCTAATGCAACTTCTAAACTTGTGTTAACGAAAATCATATAACAATCATAACCTAATTGTCTTAACTCTGCAACTTGACTTTTAATTTTATCGTAATCTCTACCAGTACCATCAATGACCATACCTAATCTACCTTTAATAGATAAGTCCATAATATTACCAGTTGTTGCCTTTGCTCTGGCTCTTACTATGTCTCTTGCCTCTGCCTCATCTTCAGGCATTTTAAGAGATAAATTATTCTTTTTCAATGCGGTTTCAAAAGCATTGTCACTATTAATCATTCTCAAACCTGTACCACCGAATGAGCTTTTTGTGACAAATGTTTTACCAGAACCTGGACCACCTGCAAGGAAAAATGCCTTGAAGATATTAGGGTCATATAAACCCTCTTGCAAGTCTTGGTATCTTATGTCGTTAAATGATTTCATTGTTCTATTCTTTTTATAATTTTGTTTGCAATAACTTCAGGTTCAGCACCCTCAGCCTTTATATTTATTAATTGGTCATTGTAGTGTTTGATAACAGGACCAACTTGTTTTTCGTGTTCTTTTAATCTTTGTTTAATTGTTTCTGGT